GCTTCGACTGATTATACGCATTAAATAATACCCACTGGATATTAATCCTTCCCTACGGCCATCCAAACAAAACTACCTGTGTCCGCTCTGTCGGTTAAGAATCGGATGGTGTTTCTATTAGCTTGAGAGAACCCACTGTTCCAACTGATAAAACATTTTGCGCCAGAAGTCTCAATACTAACAGAGTCATCGGTGGCTAAGGCAATTAGTACAGTACTGCTAATCGGTAGCGAAATATCCTTATAGTATCGATTGGAATCAAACCAAGTTATTCCCCACTGGGGAGTTATTTTAATAATTCTATGGTTTTACGTAATTCACGAATAGTCTTATGCGTGTATACCCTGGTGGTAATATCGCCTTGTTTGTGGCCTAGTAAAGAACGTAAAGCGTTGGGTGGTGCGACCGAATCCAGTAGACTTGCGAATGTGTGCCTGGTATCGTGAATAGTATGCCTACATTTAACGGTATTCATAATATCTAAGAAATGCTTACGAAACGTGGTGTAGCTTATAGTAAACAGATACTCATCAGTATCTCTATATATCTGTTCTATTAGTGGCATGATACGGTGATGTATAGGGATAATACGACCAGAACCAGCTTTTGTTTTAGCGTGTCTTACGATGAGGTATGATGATCTCCTATAAATATCTTGCTTGCGTAAATTAAGAAGCTCACCTATACGAAGGCCAGTGTATAGCAGTATTAAAATCATATGGGAATAAGAAGTATCTATTGCCCATAATTTGTTGATTTGTTGGCGAGTAAATACTTTTCTCTGAATCGTTGGTATATTGGGGCCTAGGGTTAAGTGTAGGGTGTAATTCGTGATAGTGTAATCCTTAATGATTGCGTAATTAAATAATTGATTAAGTAACGTGCGGACTTTCTTACATGAGGAGTAGGAAAGTCCTTTTACGTGCATGGAATTAATTACATTCTGAAGGTGCTGAAAATGAATATCCGTGATAGGCATATCCGCTATGTTGGATATGTGTTTAAAAGCAATATGGTAAGACTTAACGGCACTCCTAGAAATGGACTGCGAGTGAATAGGCAACCACTCATTAAATAGTTGCATTAATGTAATGGTATTGCGTTGTCTACGATTTAATATAATAGCGTAACGGCGCATAATTTAACCTCCGAAAGGATACTACTATGAATCAATATATTTTTATTTTAAATGAAATGGGCGAACGAATTACGTCCTTTGTGGATAACACAGTATCAAAAGATGAATTACTAGATCGTGCTAAGAAAGAGTGGCCAGATGCAGCAGATTATATTTACTCTGCTGATGGAGACAGCATGCTAGATGAATTTATGAGTGGTAAATTCTATGTGAATGGCGAATTTGTGACACCACAACCAAAAGAGCCAACTAAGGCTGAACAAATTACAGAAATTAAAAATTATTATGATAAACGATTTGATGCATTAGATAAGGCAGTATTGCGTAGACGGTTAGCTAATGCAGATATTAGCGACTTACAAACACAATACAAAACCTTGCAAGCGGAAATGGTAACTAAAATTAAGGAAGTGAAATAATGGAAGAAATCAAAAGCAATGTACCTGTAATGCACTTTTGCGAATGGTGTTATGCAACATTAAATGAAGATGGCACTTGCCCTACAGAGGGATGTATTCATAATGATCTAATGGATTTAGAAAAGGATGATGCGGATGTTACCAGTCCAACACAACTTTAATGTCATTAAAGGAGAAGCAATCACTCTAAATGTTGGATATACAAATGCAGTAGATAGTGAAAGCCTATTTGCGTGTGTTAGAAAATATCCAACGGATGATGAGTACAAGGCAAAGTTTGATGTGGCAGTATCACAAGAGGGGCTAGAAGGTGATGAGCTCAGTAAAATCATCTTATCCTTGGATACAAACACATTGGATTATGGCAAGTACTATTGGGATTTATTCCTATGGAGTGGCGAAAAGCCTATTAAATGTCTGATAAAAGGTGAAATAACAATAGCTGAAGGCATCAGCAATAGGGGGAAATAATATGAGTGATGAAAATATTCATATAAAGTCTAATGATGATGATAAAATCATTGTCAAAGATAATACCCAAATTATTAAATTGCAAGGGCCGAAGGGTGAACCAGGAGAGCAAGGGCCTCCTGGCCCTCCAGGGCCAAAGGGCGAACCTGGTAAGAATGGCATTGACGGACTAAACGGCGAACAAGGGATACAGGGTATTCAAGGCCCACCTGGTAAAGACGGAAAGCCTTTTACTTATGATATGTTCACACAAGAACAATTAGAGAATTTAAAAGGCCCTAGAGGTGAACAAGGCCCACCAGGGCCGCCTGGCACTGGTGCTAATGTAGATTTATCAGCCTATACAACTAAACAAGATGCCGATAATCTGTATCTAAAAAAAGTTGATACAAGAAACTACCTTACCATGCTAGGAGACCCTAAGTATGCACTTAAAGAAGAGTTAAATAATTATTTGTCTAAAACAGATGCGAATAATAATTACGCTCAAAAAGGCTGGGCGACTCAAACATTTGCATATAAGAACGATTTAGGTACTTTCATTAAGAAAAACGAGATTGCTCAATATGCATTAACACCTGGCGATGCTTCTAGTCGTTACGTTAATAAATTAGAGGGGCAGTCGTTCGCTCAAAAATCTGAATTAAATGACTATGTAAAGAAAACAGAAATTAATCAGTATGCATCAAGTACACAAGGGCCACCAGGACCTAAAGGTGAGCCGTTCAAATATTCTGACTTCACGCAAGACCAACTTAATGCACTTAAAGGGCCAAAGGGTGATAAAGGTGAGCCGTTCAAATATTCTGATTTTACGGCGGAACAATTACTCGCTTTAAGAGGGCCTAAGGGCGACCATGGAAGCGGTGGCGGACAAGTAACTTCACAACCAATCGAGATATATGAAGTCGTATGGGGTAATGCTATAGCTAGTAATCCTGGTGCTGATAGAGGTTACTTAGCGTTCGACCCCTTAACTGGTTGGGGATACTTGCATTTTGACTTCAAATTAAAAACCCCTTCAGGCAATGGCAATATGGTCGCATCACTTCCACCAACTGCACCAGTTGCTGTGCGACTAATTGAAAGAAGCGTTGATTCAAATAACAATAGCATTTATGTTGAACGAAATAGTCGCATAATTAAGGGTTGGGGAGTACCAGCGAACACACGTTATATTATTGATATTATAGGATATTGGAGGAAAGCATAAAGGGATGTGGACTTGGCAATTTGAGTTGAATGACATATTAACAACACTCACAATAGTGGGTGTTGTTGCAGGTGCAGGATATAGATTATTGATTATTCCGTTATTACAACAATTAGACTCGCAACGGATTCAAGATAATCTTATTTTTCAAGGAAAATGGGGTGTATTAACTGATACGCTAAAAGATTTAAAGGATGAAATTAAATTATCACGTGCAGAACGAATTAAAGCTGAAAGCAAGCAAGTATTACTATCTGCAAAGGTTGAAGCATTAGAAGTACGTGTTGAGGATATTAAGGATGAACTTCATGAACATACCTCAAAAGCTCATTAATTCAATTAAAAAATCATACAATTCTATAAAGATAGCCAATATTCATCCAACAGGGATGTGGGCAACAAGGGCGCTAGTACTAACAATGCTAGTGCCTATTTTATTGGTAGTAGCAGAATATGTAATGGTATTCAGTCAAGGATATGTTTCAGATGATATGAATAAATTGATTAATGTAGGCATTAATATCATAGATCATATATTCATACCTTCTGTTCTAACTGCACTTGTAGGCTTCCTTGCATTGTGGATTGATAAGGACGGAAACGGAATACCAGATAAATTAGAGGAACAACCAAAAATACCGCCATTACCAAATATTACAGAAAGGAGTGAGAAAAAGTGAGAAAAGGGTTTGATATTTCAGCGTGGCAAGAAGATTATAACGGCAATCCTTATTTTAATCTTGAACGAATGGAACAGGCTAAAGCAGAAGGCAATGAATTTGTTATTATTAAGCTAGGTGAAGCGTATAATGTGGATGAATATTTTGAAGAACATATGACTGCAGCATTAGAAGCAGGCTTGGAAGTAGGTGTGTATTATTTTAGCCATGCATATACAGAAGCCACAGCAGTACAAGAAGCAGAATGGGTAATCAATACATTAAATGCATATGGGTATACTGATTGGCATCTACAAGCTGGCATTTGGTATGACTATGAAGAACACACTCAACTACGTGCATATATTAATGCTGGCGCACTTACATCTCAAGATATGACTAACTGCATGAGCAGATTTGTAAATAGATTATGGCAAGCAGGATTTAATAATGTAGGCATCTATAGTGGGTATTCCTTATTGTGGGATGAAACATATGCATATAGTCAGATGCCAAGCGTTCCTGTATGGTGCGCACAATATGGATCAACAGAATGTGACTATCCAGATGTTAAGATTTGGCAATACAGTGACAGTGGATATGTAGCAGGTGCAGAAGTAGATGTTAATTATATGTATTAGGGGGTAAATATGTATGAGAAAGTCAAAACTACAATTAATGGTATTAACTATCGTTATGCTGTTATCGGTATTATTGTGTTCATCTCTATCTTTTGCATCTGGTACATCTTCCATGAACCAACAGGAAGCAACGATAACAATACCCTTAACACAGTGGAACGAATTGAAAGCAAACAACGAGAAAGCCTTGAACTTAATCGAAGCATCCAGCGTTCCATTGACAGAAGCACAGAACTTAGTCATGAAGCAAAAGAACGAGTTGACCGAAGCACACAATACAATCAACAAATTGGAGAACGAATTGACACAAGCAAAGCTTCAATCAATGAAGCAAGAGATTACCTTAAACGAAATGCAGAACTCTTTGACCGAATTGAAAGGGCAAATAGAGAATGACAAGAAAACCATTAAACGCTTGCGGATGCAACGAAATGTATCACAAGTATTAAGTGGTGGTGCAATTATAGGGGTAGCTTTTAAACATTAAGGAAGTGATCTAATCTATCTCCTTACCATGCAAAGGTGGATGTGGGGTGCCCCTTATTTGCCCCTTTTTGAAATGTAGAGTTTAAATAATGCAGTAGTGGTGCGGAGTATTTAGGATAAACCCTCAATCCGCACCAAAATATAAGGACCTACACTTTACTGTAGGTCCTTTTTTGCTATAACATTTAAAGTTGTAGGTGTATATAGGAGAGAGAAATGAATAAGAAATATTTTGTACTAATGCTGCTTTCACTAGCATTATCTAGTCAGTTTAGTTTAGCTGCAACAGTGGATGG